TCTTTGCCGCACATAGTACATTTCTTCTTGTCCATTGTTACCTCCATTTTTTGATTATAAAATCTATGTTCTATATTCATTTTTAAGCGTAAATGTGTGAGTAACCAGTCATAGTAAAATATGCGCCATCTCTCTCATATCCGGTGCAAAGTATTACATCATCTTTTTTAATCGGATCGTTGTTAAACACTCGATTAAAAACTGTGAAGCGACTTTCTACGCCGCTACCGATAGACTGTGTGATAATGCTATATCCAAACTGAGCACCATCTCTTTTTCTCTTGAGTGGATAGATGTCTTTTATGTAAAGTTTCCGTCTATCTTCCTCTTTGCCAGATACATATCCCGTGTAACCCATAATGTCAGCAAAGTTTCTGACTTTAAGCAAATCGCTTAGGTCGGGCATACCTGTGTCTTTAATCATCTGTTCGCACTCTTGCATAATCTTCTGTACATCAAGCAATGTATAACTCTTAGACTCAGAGCCGTCCTTATTCTTGTCGTTTGAATACCTTTTAACGACAGAATCAATAGGAGAATCCTTTATTGTTTCTTTTTTGATTTGCTTTGCCGTTCCTTTTTTGAATAACTCAAAAATGTCGCAAATCCTTAACAGCTCTCTTTGATTACCAAACTTTGAGAAGTAATCTATCTTAATCAGAATGTCAATTTGCCTTGAGTTCACAGATGTGCCAGAACCGATGTCTGACAGTAAATCAATAAAATATGTATATTTCTTTTTCTTGGAAAGCTCATACAGCTCGTCTGCAATTCCAGAGCTCATATATTTAACAGAGCTAAGCCCCTTTGCAATTACATTTTCTTCTTTCATAAAGAAGTAATCGCTCTTTGAGTATCCAAATTTAGGCGATGAAATCTTAATACCAGCCTTTTTCGCATACTTAACAATGGCTGCTGTTTTTTCTGCGTTGTCCTTAAAGATATTCAGAGCCGCTGTGATAAACTCAATCGGGTAGTAATATCTTAGATATCCGCAAATATAACCAATTAGGCTGTACGCATCACTGTGGTTCCAAGAGAATGCGTAGTCACTTGCGTCTAAGATGCCCTGTTTGATAGGCGGGAAGATTTCGTCAAGTTTTTCTTTCGGCACATTGAACTTATCGCTTGAATAATCAAGAAATCTATCGTGAATCTCTCCAATGAACTGTTCTGTTCCTTTTTTCTTTGCGATTCCTCGTCTTACCGTGTCGCTTTCTGCATCTGAGTATCCGCAGAAATTCTTACAGAAACGCATAATATCTTCCTGCATTGTGATTCGACCAAAGGTAATAGCCAAAGCCTCATCAAGTTCTTCAAATCCAGTTATATTTACATTGCCATTAGCAATATCATCACGGAAGCTTGCACATCCGGGGCGAATTAAACCATTGCCGAATGACAACCATTTAATATACGAGAACCCCTTGTTTACCTCTTTTGCTCTGGCAATTGTTTCATCGGACATAAACTTTTTCAAGTATGCCTGTGCCGAATTTGACTCCCATTGGAATATCAGCGTTGTATCATCACGAATGCTTTTCCAAACGGCTTCATCATCCAAATCAACATTGTCTGGATCAAGTCTTTCGATGCCGAGAATCTTGCAGGTCTCATTGATAACACCGATATTGTCCAGTCCGAGAATGTCGAGCTTGACATACATCAAGTCATCAAGCTCTTTCATATTTATCATTGACACAGGGTAATCAGATGTTGATATACTGCAAAGTCCTACGGTTTCATCAATCGGCAAATCGCTGATTAAAACTCCGCTCGGATGCGTTCCAATTGAAACAATCGTTCCGTCAACAATATCTACATAAGTGAAAACCTCTGGGTACTTGGCTCGCCATTTATCATCAATTTCCCACTTTTTCTTGTCGTTCAAGAAAACCTCGTTGCTGAGTTGCTGCGCTTCATCAAGTGGTACTTCCAATGCTCTGCAAACATCCTTAATTGCACCTTTCATAGCAATGGTGTTAAATGTAATGATTTCAGCAGACCTAATCTCAGGAAGATTCATCTTATCTCTCAGCAGGAACTGTTTTACAGTATCTCTGTCTTTGCCAGAATAGTCTGTATCAATATCAGCATTTGTTACACGAGACGGGTTCATAAATCGGAAAAAGTTGAGGTCGAACTTTAAACTATCCATTTTTGTGATTCCTAAAATATAGGCAATCATACTTCCAGACACAGAACCTCTGCCGTAACCACATTGAATACCGTTTTCTGCTTCCCATTCACGAAGATATGTTTGCAAAAGCATAAAGTCAATTGACTGAGTTTTTTCATAAACCTCAAATTCTTCCTCAATGACTTTGTTAATCTGCTCATCGCTATATCGTTCTTTTATGTATTGGTTCTTATCTTTTGCTTCCATAACCTTTTTCTTAAAGGTATCTACTGGATTATCATAAATATGTGGGTACTTTGTATGTGTATCAAGAGTAAATTCCTCAACCATATCTGCAAGAAGATTTGTATTTTCGATTGCTCTCATATAATCTTCTTTTGTTAAAGAACCTTGTGTCTTGTATGCCTCAACAATTTCTTTATAATTGTGGAACTTTAAGTCCCATTTATCTTCGCCCTCAAAATAAATGTTTTTTGAGCGTTGCAGGATGCTTCTTCCTTTTTCGTGTACCTCATTCAATACATGAGTATCAGTTCCTGCAATTAGTGGGATTCCATATTCTTCTGATAGTTTTTTGAGATATTGGTTATATCTGACCTGTTTCTCGTCAATATGATGTCCGACCTCGAAAAAGCACCTGTCTTTGTGTTGACACATAAACTTTAAGAACTTGGCTTTTGTAGCCTCTTCTGCTTTATGCATTACACCACCAATACAGGCTGTTGTGAAAATAATGTTTTCACTTGTATCAAAAAGCTCCTCGAAAGAAATTCGAGGAACATAGTAAAAGTGATTGTCTTTGCGGTTAAAAGACCTTGATATCATTCTGTTTAATTCCTTGAAGCCATCAAGGTTTCGTGCAATTAGAACACAGTGATAATTGTCTCTTATTTTTTCATCGAGCGACTCTGTTAGGTACACCTCAGCAGCGTGAATATACTTTAATCCGGCAGCCTCAATTGCTTGTTTCTTATGCCACCACTCAAATACAGAGCCGTGTTCGGAGAAAGCTAACGCTTTCATCCCACACTCTTTTGCCGCCTCTACATATTCATAGAACTTTGTTGTACTATCTATGTTTGTTACGGCGTTTGATAAATCACTATGTAAGTGATAAACGACATAATTATCTTGCATCTAAATACCTCCAAACATATCCAGAGGCGTGCTTAACCTTGCCTTTACAACAATTTGATATGTTGCCGGTGCAGTTGCCAACAAATGTTGCCGCTTGTGAGACAGACGGGAACATTCTTATCAACTTTCCGCCATCGTCATACATTCCTATTTGTCTCGCTGTTGGCGGTAAAATCCCTGTCTTGATTCCTTTATTCCACGCAGTTTTTCCTTTATTCGCCTCTGATATTTTTTGGCGAGTCTCTGCCGTGTGCTTCATCCCATAAAAATAGTGATTCTCGCCAGATGTCTTCCCAATTCTACTCTTGGAAATCTTTGCTTTTATGTCATCTTGCATTGGGATACCACTGTTCCAAGACGGTTTTCCGTACATTCCGTTGTTATTTCCGATATTTTTTGCACTGATTTTTTCCTTTGTTTCTTCGGAACACGAATTACCCATATGGGATTGAGACATTCTTTTTCGTGTGTCTTTGGTGTGTTTATATCCCACAGTACCATCTCCACCGGATGTTTGGTTGTATCCATATTGCGAATTTGTCAAATTGTGAGTGCAAACATACTGTTGTTCTTTTAAGTTTGCTTCTTTGTGAGACAAATTCTCAAATAAAATAATATGTTCAAACATATCCCAACCATATTTTTGAATCGCCCTATAAAAATGCTCATTATGAATATATCCTTCACCAGCACGCCATCGGTATGATGGGCGTTGGCAGGTAATACCACAATATTGCTTGCCATTCAACTTGTTAATGTGCAAATAAACACAGTATTTTTTATCGTTCACGACAGAGACCTCCTTTCATTTAATAATTTAATGAATACATCCTTACCTTTATCGACAGGCGCATCTTTTTCGTCTAACAATCCATTGTTGTCGTATATATAGGATATTTTGGCGTATGATTTAAGCGCATTTAATCTGTCAATTTTATTGATGTCCACATCTTTGTCTAAGGCAAAAATGATTTCTCCAACTCTCAATTCTACTAATCGTTTCATTTGAGAAAACGAGAAATGAGATGTCAGTATGGCACAGGTATTATGAATGCCATATGTGTCTGCTAACATTACAGATTTTGCACCTTCAAACACAATAACTTGGTTGTTTTCCGTAATAGAGGCTTTGTTTTCAAAAATTCCATATACGACATCCATTCCGTTATTCCAGTTGAAGTAATAAGTGTATTTTCGC